TTCTTTCCACCATAGACAGACTTGGTATTTGCAACATTTCATTAATGCTGTAAAATTTTGTCCTCTTTGCAAGAGAGGCTAAAGCTAATGGAGCGTGAAGCATAGCGGATGTGATAGGTTCTTCAGCCACTTTTTTTATGATATTATTTACTACAATGTTTTCGGATAAAACCCACATAGGATCGCTTAACATATGGGCTACTGTTGTGGAGTGTTTATATAAAATCATTCATTAATTCACCAAAGTTGGTTCATTGACTCTACCAGTGACCGGATTTCTAGTTTGCTTGAATCTCGTTGAGATACTTCCACATACGACCACATCTTCTCCTAGTTTCTCTAGATATTCAACAACACCTACAACTTCATTTGGATCAACGACCATCATCATTCCGATACCATCATTGAATACTCTTCTCATTTCTCCATCGGATATTTTACCATTCTTTTGTATGAATTCAAATTCTGGTGGCTTAGTCCAATCATCATTCCACCTTGGTCGTAGATTTAAATTTTCTCCCATTAGGCGATTAAGATTTTCTCGACCTCCACCAGTAATATGACATATACCGTTAATAGAGGGAGCATACTTGCGTAGCACAGACAGTATCGTATTAACATAGATACGTGACGGAGTCAATAATCGTTTAATTATTTCATCTCTATCCTTAGAACGAAATGATTCCTTCTCAAGCCAGACTTTTCTAATAAGTGTATAACCATTAGAATGAAAGCCCGATGATTTCAGTCCAAGAATTATATCGCCATCTTTGATGTTTTTCCCATCTATGTAATTCTTTTTAGGACAAGCTCCTACACCAAATCCAGCAATATCAAAAGTTTCTATATCAGTATGAATTGCAGTCTCTCCACTGATTAATGGTGGTTTCCCTTCAAGTCCTTTTAATGCATCATTAATGCCGTCTATCAATTTTAGATATTCATCATCAATAGAGGGTACGGCTAAATAATCATTCATAAAGAGTGGAGTTGCACCACAACATACTATATCATTGAATACCATTGCTACGAGGTCTTGACCAAGATCCTTTATGGACACCCCTTTAACGTCTTTATTTTCTAGATATAACTTAACTTTTGTGCCAATTCCGTCACATCCTGATACAAGGTAATCTTCTCCTACATCAAATGCTCCAGAATGTCCACCTAGCCACGGCATTTTTGCGGCCAGTTTCACATTAAATATCTCTTGATCATAAAGACTTACTCCAACAGATTCATAATCCATTTTTTACCACTTTCCTAAAGGACATTTACTTTTCTTTAATCGTGTCTTAACCTTGAGCATACATCCGCAAATATTACAATAATTAATCCAACCTCGAGCATACAAGTCTCTAGATTCAGGACACGCTTCACAAATTGCCAATCGCTCGTCCGAAAGTTTTTTTGCTTCGCCTGACGCCCAATTTGTTACTGCTTTAACTTTACCCCAAGCGCCTTTTTCATCTTCACAATCAGTACAAGGAACATTTGGATTCAAATTTTTATCTTTTATCTCATATGTCTTTCCCGTCCAAGGATTTCTTCCGGTTTTAATTTTTTTTGCCATTAGTATATAATCTGTGTTTTGGATGATCTTCGCCTTTAACTACTATATAAGGAAAGGGTTTAGGACCTCTATCTTTCTTGGCGCTGTTGTTCCACTTTTCCCAAACATCTTTAGATAAGTCGTTCCGCTTATCTTTGGCGTCCATCTTATTATCGAAACCAACTGCGACAATTTTTTTGACTTTCGTGTCTTTAACACTATAAATGTCTTGTCCTGGGAAAGTTACATTATTTACTATTACTGCCATAAGTCTTTTTCTTTATATATTATCAGCCACAGTTTTATCTAACCTCAATTCTTGAAAGATAGGTAAAAACAACGACCAATATTCACTATTTTTATCCTTGATTTTTTCATTATATTTAACGGTAATTATCTTTCCGATAAATTCATCTGGATTCATCTTTCGTTGTTCATCAACCAGACCCGATCCAACATTAACTTTAAGAGTTCCATCTTTTGTTGTACAAGAAAGTGAACCTATTAGACCTTCATATTTGCCAGTACCCTCTAGAAATCCTTCGACTAAAAGGTCTGCTTCAAGTTCTGCTTTCATCTTCACTTGATATTTAGAACGTTTGTTCTCCCAAGGAGAATCACCATTCTTTACGATAATTCCCTCTTCTTCATTTCCTAATGCTTCATTGAAAATTTCCTCACATTCAGCATAACTTCCAACAGTTTCAGTATGCAGAATGGCTATGAGACCATCGTGGTCAACCTTTCCATCATATACTTTGTCCATTCTTTCTTTTAAAACAGCAACTCGGTCAAAATATGGTATCTCAGAAATCCCTTTTTTAAAATCTTCTAAGGGAATCATATCCCAACATATAAATCTGACTCGTTCAGTTTCCTCAGGTGTTATAGTTCCCTTTACAGCTTTATTTAGAATTCCATTACCAGTCTTTCTATCGAGAACGAACAGGTCATTTTCATCTAGTACAAGCAATTCTCCATCAAGTACAGCTCCGTGAAATACATTTAGATTTGCTAAAGTTGGTGATTTGTAAAATACATTCTTCACTAATTCATCAAAATGTCCGTCTAAACTAATCTGTTTACCATTTCGAGAACGAACATCAACTATACCTTCCGAATCAATGATGATATTTGCTCTCATACCATCCAATTTTTCCTGTACTAGAGCGGGATATTTAATGGACTCAAAAGCCTTTTCGTTAAAAGCACTAGCTAACATACAAGGATATGTTTCGATGAATTTTTTACCAAATACTTTGTTTACAGTAGCAATGTTTACACCACACTTCAGGTCCTTCGTCACCACTCGCTTAATAACTTCCGCATTATCTTCAGTAACACTTGATAAAATTGCTTGGAGATGCTTAATAGCGGCGTTTCCAGTATACTCCCGTTTCGTTAATGACTGTAACTGGTTTAATCCCCAACTTAACGACTGGGGAGGCTTCTCTGTACGCTCGTATTTAGGAATTTTTCTCTGATAATATTGAGTATAGGGATCGAGAGCGGCTTTCAGAACACGTTTTAATTGCTCATTATTTTTGTTGATTGTAAGAACCTCCTCTTTAAACAATCGTGAATTATTGCTTTCGAGATCGGTTAAAATATTAGATACTGTTTCTTCTATTACCATTTGACTCCTCTTGCTCTTCTATGTAATACAGTTAATCTTTCAAGATGTTCTTTTCGTTGTTTTAGTTCCAGCTCCAGTTTTTCTTCTGCTAGTCGTTCTTCTTCTTCTCTTAATTTTAGTCTCATTTCTCGAATATTCTCTTGGTCATCCATATCAAAAATCCGTGATTACGTCCGTTAATTTGGACAATCTATTCATAATAAAATAGTTATATAACTTTTTTCGACTGCCGGGGGGTTCTTTCTTAAATGCATTTTCTATATCATTAATGAGTAATTGTGGAATCTTATCAAGATTCACCAGTTCATCATTTCTTGACCATCGTTCAGCCATTTCCTGAGTTTCACAAATTTCTTCAGGTTTTTGTGTCAGCCATACGTCCAATTTCTTTTGAGCAACTGAATTTTGTCGGATTCCTTCTACAAGACAATCATCTTGCGATAAGAAATTTGGTACTCCATCACCCCTATCTCCGCGGATAATGTGTTCTTTAAGATACGCTATTGGATTAGGATGTCGTACAAATTTCTTTTGCATAGGAGAATATTGCACAACTCCTTTGTATTTATGTAGCTGAATAAAGTCTTTATCCGATGAGAGAATAAGGATTTTCTCCTCTGCGTGGTGATATTTGCATATCACACCAATGACATCATCCGCTTCTGCTCCCATAACTTCAACAAATTTATAGGGGAAATGTTCTTTCAAATCTGCTCGTAATTGATCAAAGATTTTGAAGATAATTTCCCAATCGAAAGGAGACTTATCTCGACCCTCTTTTCGACCCGCTTTGTAAAGAGGAAACACATCTTTTCTCCAGTAATGGCGACTATCGTTGCAGATAATGATTTCTCCATATGTCTTAGTGAATTGCTTTCTATAATTCCGAAGCGTATTCAATATCATATGTCTTAACAAATCCTCAGATACATCTGCCTGAGTCTTGGCATTCATCATCAAATTTCCAATCATTACCTGATTAAAGTCAATCAA